TTAGGGTAGTCATGGGTGCACGGGGTCCGGCGGCTAAGCCGCCTGAGTTGAAGCTGCTGGAGGGCAACCGCGGTCATCGGCCGCTGAACCTGGACCAGCTCTTCCGACCTGAAGTTGGTGTGCCCGATGCGCCGAAGTGGCTCTCGACCGAAGCGCGCAAGTCATGGCGGCGGCTGTCGTCGGAGCTGGTTCGCTACAACCTGCTCAGCAAGATCGACCGCGAGGCGTTCGCGATGCTGTGCCAGACCATCGGCCGCATGGAGTTGATCGAACGCTCTATCGGCGCGAAGCAGACGCAGTTGATGGCCGAAGGCAAGGACCCGGCCGACGCCCTGATGGACGTCACGCCCAACGGCCTCCGGATCCAGTCGGCGCTGTACCAGATCCTGAACAAGGAGCAGGCGAAGCTGCACCGCATGCTCGAAACCTTCGGCCTGCGCCCCGATGCGCGGGCCAAGGTCACCACGGCGATCCGTGCCCAGTTGCAGTTGTTCGAAGTGCCGGCAGGCCGCGAAGAGAAAAGCAGCGAGCCGCGTGGCTTCGCAGAGTTCGACTGATCACACCATGAGCCCCACCTACTTCGATCGCGTGCACGCCTATGCGCTGCGCATCGTAGAAGGGCGGGAGCTTGCCGGTCGTTTCGAGCGCCTGGCCTGCCAGCGCCTGTTGAATGACCTGGACCGCGAGGACACGCCGGACTTCCCCTACGTGCTGGACCGCGCCCTTGGCTCGCGCGCCTGCCGCTTCATTGAGCTGCTGCCACACATCAAAGGCGAGTGGGCCCGGCCCGTCTACCAGGACGGCAAGCTCAGCTACGCCAAGCTGAAGCTCGAAGACTGGCAGCTCTTCATCGAATTCCAGCTCTTCGGCTGGGTGCACCGCGAGACGGGCCTGCGCCGCTTCCGCCGCAGCTACGAAGAGGTGGCCCGCAAGAACGCCAAGAGCACACGCGCCGCCGGCCGGCTGCTGTACATGCTGACGGCGGACAAGGAGCCAGGCGCCCACGTCTACAGCGCCGCCACCACGGGCGAGCAGGCGCGCGAAGTGTTCGACGTGAGCCGCAACATGGCGCTACGCGAGAGCGAGTTCATCGCCCGCTTCGGCGTCGAGTGCGGCAAGCACGACATCACCGTGCCCAGCTCGGCCAGCAGCGCCAAGCCGCTCAATGCCGAAGGCTCGACCCTGGACGGGCTGAACATCCACTTCGCCGTGGTCGACGAACTGCACGCCCACAAGACCCGCGCCGTCTACGACGTGCTGGATAGCGCCACCGGTGCGCGCAGCCAGCCGCTCATTAGCATGATCACCACGGCCGGCTCCGACCGCTCTGGCATCTGCTACGAGCAGCGCGACTACACCATCAAGGTGCTCGAGGGCGTGGCCCCTGACGAGACGTGGTTCGGCATCATCTACACGATCGATGAAGGCGACGTGTGGCATGACCCGGCCGTGTGGCGCAAGGCGAATCCGAACCTCGGCATCAGCGTCAAGACAGACGACATGGAAGCCGCCTGCCGCAAAGCCCTGGCCATGCCCAGCGCGGTGGGCAACTTCCTGACCAAGCGCCTGAACGTCTGGATCAGCTCCGACAGCGCATGGATGGACATGCAGTCGTGGGAGCGTTGCGGCGACAAGGCCCTGCAGCTCAGTGACTTCCTGGGCGAGCCCTGCTGGATCGGCATGGACTTGGCAGAGAAGCGCGACTTCGCGGCCCTGTGCCTGATCTTCCGCCGTGCAGACGTCTGGTACGCATGGCCCCGGTTGTATCTGAACGAGTCCGCCATCAACGAATCTGGCAACGCCCACCTGCAGGGCTGGGCGCGCTCCGGCCACGTGGTGGTCACCGACGGCAACATCACCGACTTCGATGTGGTGGCTGACGACCTGCGCCGCTACTGCACCGACTTCGATGTTCAAGAAATTCCATTCGATCCAGCGCTGAGCCGCTACTTCGCCACCAAGCTGGTGGAGGAAGGCTTGCCGTTGGTGGAGGTGCGCCAAGCGCCCATGTTCTACACGCAGCCCCTGATCCACTGCGAGAACCTGGTGCTGGAGCAGAAGCTGCGCCACAACGCCAACCCGGTGATGACCTGGATGATGAGCAACGTGGTGGTGTCGGTCAGCAAGTTCAGCGGGTTGAAGCATCCGGTGAAGGACCGCGAGGAAAACAAGATCGACGGCCCAGTGGCCTTGTTGATGGGATTGGGCCGGGCGATGCTGGGCTCCACCGATGGCAAGTCGTTCTGGGAGCAGGACGCCAGCGAGGAGGCCACCGCATGAAGCTGCGCACGCTGGTGCCCAGCTGGGCACGCAAGTCCACCAACGGCCAGGGCTGGGACGACATGCTCAAGCAGTTCGGCCTGTTGTTCGGCGACCGCATCGCCAAGAGCGGCGCATCGGTCAACCTCGAAACCGCACTGCGTGTCTCCACCGTGCTGGCTTGTGCCCGTGTCATCAGTCAGGGCGTGGCGCAGGTGCCGCTCAAGCTGTTCGTGGACGCTGGCCCCAAAGGCAAACTACCGGCCTACGACCACCCGCTGTACTTCCTGCTGCACAACCAGCCCAACCCCTGGCAGACCAGCCTGGAGTTCCGCGAGACGATGGTGCTGCACTTGGTGCTCGGCCCCGCGGCGTATGCGTTCAAAAACGTGGTGGCCGGTCAGATCGCCGAGCTGATCCTCATTGAGCCAGGCTGCGTGCGCGCGTGCCGGGCGATGGACGGCACCATCACCTACACCGTTACCGCGCCCAACGGCAGCCAGCAGGACTATCCCGAGTCCGCCATCTGGCACCTGCGCTCGCCGAGCTGGAACGGCTGGCAGGGCATGGACGCGCTGAGCCTCGCGCGTGAAGCCATCGGCCTGAGCATCTCGGCCGAAGAGCAGCATGCCAAGCTATTCGCGAACGGCATCCAGATCAGCGGCACCTACTCGGTAGAGGGCACGCTGAACCCGCAGCAGTACAAGGACATGCGCAAGTTCCTGGTGGAGAACCATGCGGGCGCCAAGGCCGGCATGCCGATGATCCTGGACCGTGGCGCCAAGTGGCTGCAGCAGGCGATGTCCGGCGTGGATGCCCAGCACCTGGAGACTCGCCGCTTCCAGGTGGAGGAGGTGTGCCGGACCATGGGCGTGATGCCGATCATGGTGGGCCACGCCGACAAGGCTGCCACCTATGCCAGCGCCGAACAGATGTTCTTGGCCCACGTGGTGCACACGCTCATGCCCTGGTACACGCGCATCGAGCAGTCGATCGATGCCCACCTGGTGGGCCGCCGAGATGTGTCCCGTGGCTACTACACCAAGCACATCGTGGCCGGCCTCTTGCGCGGCGCAATGAAGGACCGTGCCGACTACCTCTCGCGTGCCCTCGGCGCCGGCGGCTCGCCCGCCTGGATGACGCAAGACGAGGTGCGCGCCATCGAAGAACTCAATCCGTTGGGCGGCACCGCCGCCGCGTTGCCCATCGCCACCAACGTCGGCAATTCGCAGGCGTCTGCATCGTCCGCCGCAGACCCCGCCACCACAGGGACCTGACTATGCACCACGCACACCAACGGCCTCGCATCGAACGCAAGGCCGGGCCGGCGCTCGACCGCATCGAGTGCGGCTTGATAGAGCTGAAGTTCTCGGCTGCCGAAGACCCGGAGCAGATGCAGTTCGAAGGCCATGGCGCCGTGTTCGGGAACATCGATTCCTACGGCGACATGATCGAAAAGGGCGCGTTCCGAAACACCATCCGCGAAGCCAAGAAGACCGACGACTGGCCCGCCATGCTGCTGCAGCACGGCGCCTGGCAGATGACCGCAGAGGACCTCACCCCGATTGGCGTGTGGACCGAGATGGAAGAGGACGACAACGGCCTGTTCTTGAAGGGCATCTTGGCGCCCACCGCGCGTGGCCGAGACATCTACACGCTGCTGAAGATGAAGCCGCGCCCGGCCATCAAGGGCCTGAGCATTGGCTATCGCGCCGTCAAGTGGAAGATGAGCGACAAGGCCGGCGAGCCGCGCCGCACGCTCACCGAAGTGGCGCTGGTCGAGATCAGCCCTGTGACGTTCCCCGCCAATGCCAAGGCCAAGGTCACCAGCGCCAAAGCCGCACACGGCATCCGACTCGCCGAGCAAGCCCTGCGTGATGCGGGCTTCTCGGCCGCTGAAGCCAAGGGCATCGTGGCCCGCGGCTACAGCCAATCCCCGGCAACCGATGCCCTGCGTGACGCGGGCGGGCTGGGAGACATCGCCGCGCTCTTGCAGCGCAACACCTCTCTCCTCCACACCAAGCCCTGACCTCAAGAAAGGCACCATCATGAAAACCCGTTTCCTCGCCCTGTGGGCCATCGCGGCCTTCGCCGTGCTGTGTGGCGCCCTGGTGGCGCACCATGTGTCCGACCTGTCTGGCGCGTTCTCGCTGCTCGCGCACCTGTCCGATCCTGCCGGCGCCTTTGTGCTGGCGTCTGCACCCCTGGCCATGGCCGGCCGCTGGGAAGTGAAGGGCGAGGGCGACGACACACCGCCGTCTCCCATCGCCGAAATCAAGGGCCTGCTCGAAACCCAGGGCCGTGCGTGGGAAGAGTTCAAAGCGACCAACGATGAACGCCTGGCGAAGATGGCCAAGGGCGAAGCCGTGGCCGACCTCGAAGCCAAGCTCGCCAAGTTGAACGATGCGTTGACCGAAGTGTCTGCCGCCGCGAAGGAGGCGGCGATCAAGGCCGGCCGCCTCAACCTCGGCACCGGTGCCAACGTCGATACCGAACGCGAAGTGAAGTCGTTCAACGGCGTGCTTCAGTCGCATGCCGCCGAAAAGAGCCGCGCCTTCTCGCCGCTCAGCCCCGAGGCTTACGCTCAGTACAAGAGCGGCATCGCGCTGTACATCCGCCGCGGCGACCGCGACATGGAAGACACCCAGCGCAAGGCCATCAATGTGGGCACCGACCCGCAAGGCGGCTACCTGGTGGGCCACGACATGGAAGCCACCATCGATCGCGTGGTGGGCCGCTACAGCGCGATGCGCCAATTGGCCCGGGTCATCACCATTGGCAACGCCACCTACAAGAAGCTGGTCAAGACCAGTGGCACCAGTGGCGGCACGCGCGGCAGCGAGACCACGGCACCCACCCAGGGCAACGGCCCGCAGTGGTCCGAGCTGGAATTCAAGCCTGGCACCTACCTGTCGGACCAGCGCATCACCTCCGAAGCGCTGGAAGACGCGGTGCAGGACGTGGAGGGCGACCTGCTCACCGAGATGGGCATCGAGTTCGCCGAGATGGAGGGGCAAGACTTCATCGACGGTGCCGGCGCCGCCGGCCCGCGCGGCATCCTCGCCTACGACATGATCGCCAATGCATCGTACGCCTGGGGCAAGGTGGGCTTCATCGTCTCTGGTGGCGCCGCCGGCTTCGCCGCATCGAACCCCTCCGATGCGCTGATCGACCTGCAGCACTCGCTCAAGCGGCAGTACCGCGCGGGTGCTTCGTGGTCCATGAACGATGCCACCCTCGGCACCATCCGCAAGTTCAAGG